GGAGGGATACCCTTCACGTCTTATCCCCCCAGGTCAGAACCGTTTTCACCCCGCGCGGCCGGGCCGGGCCAGGACCGGCCCGGCCGCGTTACTTCTCCCCAGTTGTCGGTCTGCGCTGCCACACTGGGCCGGTGACCTGGGTACTGATCGGCGGCGGCGGGGCCGCGCTGCTGGCGGCGTGTCTGCTGCACCGGTCCACCGCGCGGCGGTCGCGGCGGGCGGTCGAAGACTTCCGGTCCCGGTACTTCCCCGGGGAGCATCTGTGACCGACCCGCTGTTCGCCGCGCTGCCGGGCCCGGCCGGGCCGCTGCGCCGGCTGCTGGACGCCCGGCTGGCCGACGAACCCGACGCCGACCCGGTGCTGGCGCTGGTGGTCCGGTCCCTGGCGGACCGGATCGACTGGGCCATCGGCGGCCGGCAGTACCGCGGGTTCGTGATGATCACCGCCGAGTTCCGCGCGGCGTACCGGGACCTGCTGCCCCAGGTCGCCGCCGACGACACCTTCGAGCAGCTGCTCCAGGAGATCGCGGGAGCAGCCGGTGACCACCACGGTGGCGCCGCCGTCCCCGGCGCCTAGGTACGCCACCCCGCCGACCGGGGCGCCGTCGCACGCGCACCGGGTGGCGGCGCTGTCCGCCAAGGTGCTGGGCCGCGAGCTCATGCCGTGGCAGCGGCAGGCGTCCCAGCTGCTGAACGAACACAACGCCGGAATCCGGACCCGGCCGTTCACCGTGGTCACCATCCAACGGCAGGCCGGGAAAACCACCTGGCTGCTCGCGGAGGCGCTGGAGCGGTGCCTGTTCGGCGGCCCGTTCCGCCGGGTCTGGTACACCGCGCAGAACGGGCAGTACGCCCGGGAGAAATGGGGCGAACTGGTCGCCGAGCTCACCGGGCCCGGCGCCCCGCTGCGCCGCAAGATCGAATCCAAGTTCACGAACGGCACCGAACGGCTGATCTTCCCCAACGGGTCAACGCTGCGCCCGTTCCCGCCGACGAAAGACGCGCTGCACTCCATGCAGTCGGACCTGGTCATCCTGGACGAGGCGTGGAAACACGACGCGGTCCGCGGCGCCGAGCTCATGCAGGCCATCGGGCCGACGCAGGCGACCCGGCCCGGCGCCCAGGTGGTGGTGGTGTCCACCGCCGGCACCGCCGACTCCACGTGGCTGCGGCCGCTGGTGGACCGCGGCCGCGGCGGTGACCCGGCGGTGACGTACCTGGAGTGGGGCATCGCCGACGACGTGGACCCGATGGACCTGGACGCCGTCGCGGCCGCGCACCCGGCGATCGGCCGGACCATCGACCGGCAGTTCCTGGTGGACCAGGCCGCGATCATGGCCGCCACCCCCGGGGAGTTCGCCCGGGCCTACGGCAACCGGTGGACCACCACCCTGGAGCAGCTGATCCCGGCGGTGGCCTGGGCCGCGATCCGTCACCGTGACGGAATACCCGCCGATGGTGTGCCGCCGGTGCTGGGCGCCGACGTCGCGGTGGACCGATCAGCGGCCGCGGTGGTGGCCTGCTGGCCCGACACCGCCGGTGTCCCGACCCTGGAGGTGGTGGCCTACGGGCCCGGCACCGACTGGGTCGCCGGCCGCCTCGCCGAGCTGCACGCCGCGCACGGGTCCCCGGTGGTGCTGGACGGCGGCACCGGCCCCGCCAGCACCGTGGTGGACCAGCTGCGCACCGGGGAGCAGCTGCCCACCTGGGTGCGGGCGGTGACGCCGCGGGAGTACACCACCGCCTGCGCGCAGCTGCTGGACGGCATCGGCGACCGCACCATCCGGCACCGCGGCGACCCCGCCCTGGACGCCGCCGTGGGCGCCGCCGCCCGCCGCACCGTCGGCGAGGGCTGGGCCTGGTCCCGCCGGCTGCCGACCACCGACGTGTCCCCGCTGATCGCCGCGTCCCTGGCGCTGTTCGGCGACCGGCACCGACCCGCCGACCCGGTCCGTCCCGTCGCCTACGCCGGGTGATCGGGGTTAGGTCGGGCGGGTGAATTACGCCGCTGTCAGCTGTCCTGTCGTGACCTGCTGATAGACCTCGTGCCGTGCGACTGATCGTCCGCCTGGACTGCTCCGCCGAGACCGTCGTCGCTGTCTGCTCGCTGTGCGCGTGGCGGGACGGGCCGACCACCCGGCACACCGCCGCCCGGCTGGCCACCGCGCACCGGGTCGCCGAGCACCCCGGCCAGGCGGCCAGTAAGGCCGTCCGGGCGCTGGCGGCCGCCAGGTGAGCATCTTCGGGCTGGGCCGCACCGCCGCGCTGGCGCTGAACGTCCCGACGGCCGGGGTGGCCTCCCCGTGGGCCGACGACTCGTTCCTGGAACGGGTGGTGATGCCCGACATCTGGCCGGACACCGTGCCGCGTCCGATGACCCGCGGCGAGGCGATGTGCGTGCCGGCGGTGTCCCGGTCCCGTCATCTGATCTGTGCCACCGTGGCGTCGCTGCCGCTGCTGGCGCTGTCCGGCGCCGACCCGGCCGGCTACCAGCCGCAGTGGTGTTTCGTCACGGACGGGCAGCTGGGCAACCTGACCCCCGACCAGCAGCTGCTGTACGGGGTGAGCGGCGGCCAGTCACCGTTCCAGCGGATGCTGGGCACCGCCGACGACCTGCTGTTCTTCGGGTGGTCACTGTGGCTGGTCACCCGGCCGATCGACCGGTCCGGCCGGCTGTTCCCCAGCCGGATGGTCCGCATCCCGTACGGGTACTGGGACTGGAACACCGACGGGCAGCTGACCGACATCGACGGGCGCCCGTTCGCCGCCGGCGACGCCGACGCGGACACCGTGCTGTTGCAGGGCCCGCATGAAGGTGTGCTGACGTTCGGCGGCCCGACCATCCGGGCCGCCAGCACCCTGGAGCTGACCGCCGCCGAGGTGGCCCGCACCCCGTTCCGGATCGGGCTGCACCAGACCACCGACATCACCCTGACCCCGGCGGAACGGGCGCAGGTGGTCGCCGAGACCAGGCGGGCGCTGGCCGACAACCAGGGGATTCTGTTCACCAACTCCGCGCTGGAGGTGGCGGAGTACCGCCTGGACAGCAGCGAACTGCTGGTCGGCGGCCGGCAGGCCGCGGCGCTGGACGTGGCCCGGCACATGAACATCCCCGGCGCGATGGTGGACGCCGAACCCACCGGCAGCACCCTGGCCTACTCGAACCCCGAGTCCCGGAACCAGCAGTGGCTGGACTACGGGCTCAGCAGCTACCTGGACGCGATCTCCGCGGCGCTGTCGATGGATGCGGTGGTGCCCACCGGGCAGCGGATCGCGTTCGACACCAGCAGCCTGACCACGACTCTGGCGCCCACCACGGGCGCACCGACCCAAGACTGAGAGGGCACACCATGCCAGCACCTACACCCCGCCGGCTGCCGCTGATCGTCTGCGACGCCGTCATCGACCGGCACCGCCGGTTGCAGCTGGTGGCCGCCGACGCGGTGGTGCAGGCCGCCGCCGGGACCGCCGCCGCCGACCGGACGCTGCGCGGGCTGGTGCTGCCCTACGCCGCGGACGGCCGGACCTCCGCCGGCCGGGTCCGGGCCTCCGCCGGCCGGGTCCGCTGGGCGCCCGAGCTGCGCCGGATCAAGGTGTTCGTTGGGCATGACCGGTCCCGCCCGGTCGGGTACGTCACCGCGCTGGCGGAGACCACCGCCGGGCTGACCGCCGAGCTGCACATCGCGTCCACCCCGGACGGCGACTCCGCGCTGCTGGAGGCCCGGGAGGGCACCCGGGACGCGCTGTCGGTCGAGCTGGAGGACGTGGAGCTGGACGAGTCCGGGGAGCTGATCGCCGCCGAGCTGGCCGCGATTGCCCTGGTCCCGCTGCCGGCCTTTTCCGATGCCCGGATCGCCGCGGAGCGGGACGACCAGGACGAGGACTCCTACCAGGCACCGCCGGCGGCCTCCCCCCCGCCGCCGGCGGACCGCCGTACCTCCCGGGCCCCGGCCGCGTTGACCGCGGCCCGCCGCCGCCCGGCCGGGTTGTCCCTGGACGCCGCGATGGCGCAGGTGGCCCGGGTGATCGGGACCAGCACCGACGCCAATCGGATCAACGCCGCGTTGACCGACATCATCCCGTCCGCGGACACCTCCGACGGCGCGTTCATCCGGCCGCAGTGGGTGGATGAGTTGTGGAGCCCGGTCAACAACAACCGGCCCTACGTGAACTCGGTGTCCTCCGGGGTGCTCACCGGGATGACGATCAACGGGTGGAAGTGGGGCACCCGGCCGGTCGTCGGCCCGTACGCCGGGAACAAGACGGCGATCCCGTCCGGGCCGGTGACGTTCGGCCCGGCCACCGCCGGCGCCGTCCGGCACGCCGGCGGCTGGGACGTTGACCGGATCTTCGTGGACCTGGGCGACTCGTCACTGCTCACCGCGATCCTGTCCGCCGCGGCGATGGACTACGGGCAGAAACAGGAGGCCTACGTCTCGACCACGCTGCAGGCCGAGGGCACCCCGGTGGTCGCGGCCGGGTTCATGGCCGGGTTGCAGGCGATCGCCGCGGAGCTGTCCAAGATCGGCGCCCGGCCGTCCTTCATCGCCGCCAGTTCCGACGTGTGGAGCGACTACACCGGGATGACCGCGGCGGACGCCCCGTGGTGGCTCTCGTCCACCTCCGCGGGCAGCGTGAATCTCACCGACGGGTCCGCCGCGGCCGCGGATATGCGGATCTTCGTGGACCCGACGCTGCCGCCGAACACCGTGCTGGGCGGCGACCGGCGGGCGGTGACGTTCTACGAACCCCGCGGCAACCCGTTCCGGGTGCAGGCGGTGAACATCCCGAACGGCGGCGTCGATATCGGGATCTTCGGGTACTGCGCGATCCTGGTCAACGACGCCCGCGGCGTGATCGTCGCGGACGTGACGACCGCCCCGTAACCGGTGGAGTTCCAACCGGCCTGGCTGGCCGTGGGCGACGTGAAGGAGCAGCTACGGCTGTCCGGCGCGGACACCGCCGACGACGCCCTGGTGACCCGCTGCGCGGCCGCGGTGGAACCCCAGGTGCAGCGGGCCCGCCCGGACGGCTGGCCGGCGCCGGTGCCGGCGACCGACGACGCCGGCGAGGTGCTGCTGTTCGGCGGCCAGCCGGTCATCGTGCAGCCGGTGTACGCGCCGGACGCCGAGGTGTACCAGGCGGCGGTGATGCTGGCCGCCCGGCTGGTCCGCCGCCGGAACTCCCCCGGCGGGGTGGAGTCGTTCGGCGAGAGTGTCACGTACGTGTCCCGGTACGACCCGGACATCGCCCGGGCGCTGCACTCCGGGCTGTGGGCGCTGCCGGGTGTCGGGTGAACGTCGCCGGGGCGGTGCAGGCGCTGCTGGACCGGCTGCACGCCGCCGGGATCCGGGCGGTGGACGACGAGCGGGACCTGAACCCACCCTGTGTGTTCGTCGCGCCGCCGGCCATCACCTGGCGGTTCGCCCGCAACGACTTCGAGGCCGAGATGGTCATCTGGTGCGTCACCGGCAGCGCCGGCCGCTCGATCGACCTGGTGAACCTGGGCGAGCTGCTGGACCAGGTCACCGCGGCGTTGCAGTTCGCCGCGGTCCGCGGCGAGCCCGCGGACCTGCTGGTGCCCGACCAGGCGGGCCCGCTGCCCGCGTACCGGCTGACCTGGACCGACCGTGTCCGTCAAGACCGCATCACCTCGATAGGAGATCTCCGTCATGCCTGACATCACCGCCGGCGCGACCGTCAAGCTGGGCCCGGGCACGCTGAAGATCGGCGCCACCGGGTCCGCCATCGACATCAGTTGCCTGATCAACGGCGCCACCATCACCACCGACCGGTCCCAGGACGACCCGACCTATCACCTGTGCGGCACCAGCACGCAGGCGCCGGTGACCTACGCGCACAAGCTGGCCGGGAACCTGGACATCGACCCGGTGGAGGCCACCGGGCTGTTCGCGCTGTCCTGGTCGGCGCCCGGGTCGGAACAGGCCTACGACTTCACCCCGAACACCGAGGCCGGTGTCGCCGCGTCCGGGACGCTGATCCTGGACCCGCTGGACTTCGGCGCCGATGAATACGGCAAGACGATGAACTCCGACTTTGAGTTCGTGCTCACCGGGCCGCCGGTCTGGGCCCGCACCGCCGGCGGCGTCGCCGCGGACGACGCCCCGGCCCCGGCCCGCAAGGGCGCCAAGTAGTGCCGCAGCAGCAGCTGGCGAAGGTCCGCGGCGCCGACCGGGTCGGCGCCACCATGCACGCCGCCGCCGACGACCTGGAGACGATGGACGACGCCACCCGGGAGTACGGCAAGCTGCTGACCCGGGCGGCGCAGGGCTTCTCCCCGGTCCGCACCGGGCGGCTCCGCGCGTCGATCGCGCTGCGCGGCGCGGCGGTGTCCGCCACCGCCCCGTACGCCGGGCCGGTGGAGGCCAGGTCCCGGTACATGGCCCGGGCGGTGGACCGCACCGCCGCCGACGCCGACCGGGTGTTCACCGCCGGCGCGAAGGACATCACCGACCAGATCAAGGGAGCATGAGATGGCCGACCGGCCCGCGTTCGCGAACCCCAGGGTGCACGTCATCATGGCCGACGGCGCCGAATGGGACGCCCAGACCCTGAACCCGGACCTGCTGCGCTTCGAGGCCACCGCCGGGAAACACAAGTGGGCCGGCCCGTCCGAATCCCCGATGCGCTGGCTCACGTTCCTGGCCTGGCGGGCCGGCCTCCGGGAGGGCCACATCCCGCCGGACCTGCTGTGGGAGGAATTCTCCGAAAACGGGCCCCGGCTGGCGTTGCAGGTGTCGAACCCGGCGGACGCGCCGGTGGACCCTACCCGGCCGGCACCCGGCACCGGCTGATCGCCGAGCTGGCCGTCGCCACCGGCACCCCGCCGTCCGGGTGGCTCGCCGAGTCCGACGAGATGCTCGCCACCGTCATCGACATTTTCCGGGCCCGCGCCGAGCAGCTGGACCGGCATAACCGCAAGGGGAGGTGAACCACCGTGGGCCGCACCGACGTGATCATCGACCTGGTGGTCAACGCCCGGGACGCCGCCCGCGACATGGACCAGGCCGCCGGGAAGTTCGACAGCTTCGGCAGCACGATGAAGGGCCTGGCCGCCCCCGCCGGGGTGGCCCTGGGCTCGATCGCCGGGCTGGCGCTGGGCGCCGCGAAGGCCGCCAGCGACATGGAACAGGCGTCCGGCGGGGTCGACGCGGTGTTCAAAACCTCCGCCGGCACCATCCACGACTGGGCGAAAACCTCCGCGGAGTCCGTCGGGCTGGCCGGCGCCGAGTACCAGACCCTGGCCGCCGGGATCGGCGGCGCCCTGACCGGGATGGGTGTCCCGCTGGACCAGGCCACCGCGCAGACCGGGGCGCTGATCACCCGGGCCGCGGACCTCGCCAGCGTGTTCGGCGGCACCACCACGCAGGCCACCGAGGCGCTGACCTCCGCGTTCCGCGGCGAGTACGACTCCCTCCAGCGACTGATCCCCAGCATTTCCGGGGCGGCGGTGCAGGCGGAGATCGCCAAGGAGGCCGCCGACGGGCAGACCTTCGCCTCCGACGCCGCCGCGCAGGCGAACGCGATCTATACCCTGGCGATGCAGGGTTCCGCCGACGCGGCCGGGAACTTCGCCAAGGAATCCGACACCGCCGCCGGCGCCCAGGCGATCGCGCAGGCGCAGTTCCAGGACACCGCCGCCGCGCTGGGGGAGCAGCTGCTGCCGGCGCTGACCACCGTGATGGGCTGGCTGTCCGACTTCGGGAAATGGATCTCCGAACACATCGGGCTGGTCACCACCCTGGCCGCGGTGATCGCCGGGCTGGCCGTCGCGGTGCTGGCGGTGAACGCCGCGATGGCGCTGGCGGCCGCCGCGCAGACCGTCGCCACCGTCGCCACCGCCGCCTGGTCCGCCGCCGCCGGGATCGGCGCGATCGCCACCACCGCGTTCGGGGTGGCGATGGCGGTGCTCACCTCCCCGATCACCATCGTGATCGCGGCGATCGCCGCGGTGGTGGCGATCATCGTGCTGCTGATCAAGAACTGGGACACCGTGTCGGCCGGCGCGGTGAAGGCCTTCAACGCGATCAAGACGGCGGTCACCACCTCCATCGACTGGGTCATCAAGAAGGTCAAGGAGGCGATCGAGTGGTTCAAGAAGCTGTTGCAGAGCATCCCGGTGATCGGCGGGCTGTTCGGGAAGTCCGGGCCGGCGCCGTCCGGGTCGGTGTTCTACGCCCCGGCCAGCCTGGTCGGGGTGGCGCCCCGGTTGACCTCCCGTAGCAGCCGGGCCGGCCGCGGCGGCGGCGGCGGCATCACCATCAACGTGACCGGCGCGGTGGACCCGGTGTCCACCGCCCGGCAGATCCAGCGGCTGCTGCTGTCCCAGGACCGCCGCGTCGGCGGGGTCAGGGTCTGACCGTGCCGGAACTGTTGGCGACCTGTGAACTGTGGATCGACGGTGTCCGCTACCCCGACGGGTCCACCGGGTCGGACCCGGCGGACCCGTTCGCGGTGACCGGGCTGACCATCGTGTGGGGCCGGGAGACCACCCTGGACCAGCCGCAGCCGGCGCAGTGCACGTTCACCGTGCTGGACCCGCCGGGCGGCGCGGTCCGGTTCGACGACACCGTGAAGCTGGGGTCGGCGGTGGCGGTGTACGCGGCGGTGCCCGGCGGCACCCGGCAGCAGGTCTACGGCGGCCGGGTCACCGACCTGGCCGCCGCCTGGGACGACGCGGCCGGCGCCGGGTCCTGCCAGGTCGCGGTCGCCGACACCATGGCGGACCTGGCGAACCGGTTCGTCGGCGCCGAACCCTGGACCGCGGAGTCGCTGGTCGCCCGGGCGCAGCGGATCCTGGCCGCGGTCGGGGTGTCCGCCGCCGGGCTGAACG